ATTTACTAACGTTTTCAGTGTTTAATACTGGGTTTGTAGCTTTAAATTCGTCAAAAAGCCGTTTCTTTTCTACAGCAGTCTCTCGTAACGCGTCTTGTTCTGTAAATTTACCGTTAAGCTCGTCTAATAATTCGTTATGTGCAGTTTCTGTAACGGATATGCCGTTTACTATTGCATTGTACGCTTTTGTCTTAGCATCTATGGCCAAGGCTTTTTCTTCTGTTTTGTCATACGCCCCACTAAGGTTATCAATGGCGTTGTTTACGGGCTTGTTTATAATTGTTTTTAATGCTGCCGCACCGTCAGCAGATATAGAATTAAAGAAGGCATCTCCCGCACCATCAGGGTTACCAAGTATTGTTTTTGTAACAGCGGCAGTTACTGCGTTCGTAAGTATAGATGCTTGTGCTTCACTAAATCCTGCATTTGCCTCCAAGAAATTTTCCATAGTGCCGCCAATAGCAGCGTTTTTCATAATCACATTAGATAGTTGTTCCGGAGATAGCGCACCCCCACTTACTTCAGCAGAAATACCAGCGTATATAGAATCTTTAACTCCATCATTTAAATCTTCAAAGCTTTTATTAAACTTTGTTTTCATAGTATCGCTAACTTTGCCTAGACTTGTAGCTACAAAAGCGTTTACCCCGCCAGTAACAAAGGCTTCTAAAGGGTCTTGTCCGTAAACAAGTGCAGTCGTTGCAGACTTTGTACCTGCACCAACAACGTTAGCTATAGTAGCAGATGCGCTTGCTGATACACTTGCCCCAATTGCCTCTGCTGTTGCGGCAGAAGCAGCGGTACCTGCAGCAGCGCCCAATTCACCAGCTACATAAGATATAGCCGCGGCTTTTGCGGCATCTTTGAGATCACCACCATCAGCTAAAACTGCCGCACCATCAATAAGGGGTATCAACCATAATTGACCGCTAGATATAGCAGCTATAGTAGCTATGGCTTTTAGTGGGTCTTCTCCAGCGGCTTTAAGTACAGCTTGCCCCATATCCACAACAGGGTCTACAATTTCATCAACAACCCAATCAGCAACATCGTCAAGTACGTCTGTAATTGGATCAATAATTTCGTCTTCTATATAATCGCCAGTGTCTTCAACTATATCTATAACTTTATCAACAACTTCTTTGATTGGCCTAAAAACAAAACCCATGTTATTTACCTTTGTTTTTAATTGAATTTAATTTAAAATATACACGATACCCACTATTGTCTTTAAATTCCGCCATCATAGCTTTCATGCCTGTACCACGTATACGTTTACCTACAGACTTTGCTACAGGTAAAAGTTCTTGACCATCAAAGTCCACAGAGTAATGTGTTACACCTTTGTCACGTAAGACAGATAAATATTTTACGTAGTTGTTTACAAAATTCTGTGCAGTATCTACATTAAATACTCGACCAACCATTTTGTTTTTGTTGTCTTTTTTGCCACGGTGTCCAACAAACACAGTGTTCCCTACCTGTGTAGTATCTATATCTGGCAAAGATAATTCTTTAGCCACAGATAAAATAGCTGCTTCTTTAGATACACCCCCTAAATCAAGTTGACCTGCACACATCATTATAACAGTTGGGGCGGGTAGGGGTTCTTGTTTACTATCGACTACGTTTTCCATTATGTGACCTCTAATATACTTGCAGTTACATGTAATCTGTTAGCCGTAGCCGCAGTGACTTTTAGTATTTCACCTGTTTGTACCACTAAAGGAGCTGTTAACAACTCTATAGTAGCGTTAGCCCCCACTGCCTTTGTTTTAAACAAGCTAAACACAGACGACCCGTTAGTTAAAGTAACAGTTATAGTATCTGCATTACCGCTATCTTCCGATACTAGAATGGATTTTATTACCCCAGTTGTTAAAGCTGCACAGGTGTACAAAGTTGTTACGTTTGTAGTTGTAAGGTCAACCTTTGCATTTGCGTATATGTTTGCCATTAGCTTATAAACCACCCCATAGCTTCGGACTGCTGTGCAAGAGACCTATCTCGTAAAGCGTTGTCTACTTGGTTAAAGTACAACCGCAGCACTTTGTTGAACTCTTCAAATTCAAACGTGCTATACTCAGTGGGTGGGTAAGGTAGCGCAGGAGCGCGAAAACCTACTATATGATCGTTATTAGCCATTAACGTCTCCCATCAGGTCGCATGTCAAGGCGAGGATACCCAAGCTGCCACTGAACTCCAGTTGTTGAGGATTCAATTTTTATAGACATTTGCCTGCCGCGCACGCGTGTGTATATCTCACTGGTGTATACATCTACTGGAACACTAGCGCTACGCACTACAGCACCTGTGTTTACCCCACTTTCAGACGCTGGAGTATTATACCCAGACCCCGAAGAGTTTAGCGGGGATAGCGTTATATTTATCGTAGGTGTGTTTCCTGTAGAGCCTTCAAAAGATACATCTGGTATCATTTTAGACACAAGCGCAAACTGGTGACCATCTTCAAGGTCAAATTCAGCAGATGTTATAAACGCTGGTATAGCAACAGTTGTGCTTGTTTCGTTGTCATCAATACCATTTTCATGGTCTACAAGTACAGCGTTGTATGTAGCTGCTAGGGGGTGGGCACGAAGCCCCGAATCTAACCACGCAGAACGTGACATAGACCCATAATACCAAATGTTTTCAAGGTAGTTGTAGACCACATATTTGTCGATATCAGAAGCATTTGCAGAACAGTAGAACCACCATACTTCGTGAAACGCTTCGTTACTCCCACCGAACACTTGGTTATACTGTAGGGGGTTAAAATCTGAAAACACATGCTTGCGTAAATCGCAGGGTAGAGGCTGCGTACGCCCATCATATTTGTAAAACTTGTCTTTGCCCATCCAATAAGCAACCCCATTAGCGTAGGCCACAGAGTTTTGCGAAGCTATGGATGTTTGTTCACCAACTAAAGTAGCGCCCCACACACCAGATTCCGCACCTACATACTGTAAAGAATACAAAGAAGAGTCTGTCCAAACTAAAACTTCTTGGCGTGCTTGTGTGGACGCAACGATCTCTGTACCACGAGAAAGTCTTAGACTACCGGCTTGTGTGGTAGCAGTAGGTGTCCAATTCGTAGCATCTTCTTGGTCAGACCATCGAATTAACATAGGGTCTTGTGTAGCTGAACCTATTAAATTAGCCCCAAAACAAAACACAAAACGGTTAATGTCTGACACAAGTATAGAGTTTTGTATCGAAGGTATGTTTGATCCTGTTAACTCTAGCGCCCTAGTAGTCAACTCACCTGTAGCATCCCAGTAATATATACGCCCGCCACGAGGCCCAAAAATTAAATCTTCCCCAAAGTTTTGCTGTGTCCAAATACGTAAAGATTCTGTATCTTCTATTCCAACACCAAAGCCCCCAGAACCCCAACCAGAAGCTCCCCAACCAACACGGGGGTTTGCAGAAGAAGCACCAGTGCTGATTTGATACGCTCCTACTATAGCACTCCCACCATTCCCTGAATCAGAAGAACTAGCAGCGATATTAGTGTATTTGGCATCAGTTACGGTATCGGAGTTAAAACTTTTAGCTATTATTGTGTATTTACTATCGGTCTCAACGTTTACAATTTGGTACTCTTGGTTCAGCATAGCCGCAGTTATATTTCCATTTAATGGAGCAGCATCTGTAAAAGTTACAAAGTCGTTTGCTTCTGCTCCATGTGCGGCGTCGGTTACTACAAGGGTAAAACAATTTACTGCAGCGTTATCGTTGTGAGCTGCTGCTGTTGTACTTGTGGTTGTACCAGAAACTAAATAAGATTGCCCCCTAGCACAGCCAGTAAGCGTATTGCTTGAAATTGCTGAATAGTCAATAACTTCAGTTCCGATAATAATTTTACCCGAAGTAGGGAACCCCGTAGTGTTGTCCACAGTTATTGTAGTCGTAGTGTTGTTTATAGCTCCATTTAACTGTGAAGCAGACGCCTTAAAAGTAACATCTCCAGCGCTGGTGGTGAGACGCAACGGTGTTATATCGTTATAGCCCCCGCCGTTTTCAATATAAAACTTTAAATGCGTGCCTACACCAATAAGGTTTTGGCTACCTAAAGTAATCCAGTTCCACAAAGAACGGGCAATGCCTAAATATGTTGCGTCTGATATACGAGTCCAACCACCAATTTTCTCGGGAGTACCTTGCCTAAACCGTATATTGTCGCATTCATACCAGCCACCTTCGCTAGCATACCTAGTATTTTCGCGGTTAACACCCGGTTTTAACAAAACTTTCGTTAGGGCCATTTTATACCATCTCCAACGCTTGGTGTAGAGTTTCTTTGTTACGGCGCGTCCAGCCTCGTCCAAAGGTTTCAAAGGTCTTTAAACTCTTATAGAAGTCTTGACGCACGCCGTAAACATAATTTATTATTTCTTCTGGGTCTTTTTCCATAATAAGACTTATTGTAGCGGGGCCAATGGCTCCGTCTTGCGTAGCCCCGACTGCACGTTGAATAGCTTTAGATGGTCTACTCTTCCCCGAATTTACAGCCCAGTCAAAGGCACACCAGTCAACACCCGAAGGTAGATGGTCAGCTTTAACCCTATCCCAGTAGTTTTTCTTGTATATTGGGCCAACATCATCAGGTGTTAGGTCACGCATTTCTTGTTCCGTAGACTCACGACCTATCCACTCATCGTACACCTTTTTAGTAACTCCCAAATTTGTGATACCTCCGGGGTCATCGGGATGATTTACAAATCCGCCTTCGTGAGAAAGAAGCATTTTTAAGCATTTATCAAAGTTTTCTGCACTCATTTTTTGCCTCCAAAGAATTTACTTACGCCACGCATACCAATGCTCGCACTAACTATACCGCCAAGACTATACTGATACCAATCGGGCATAACTTCTAGTGCCACAAAACCACGTTGCACAATGTCATTACCCCAATCCCCACAGAACGCCAAAATAAGGGGAATACTGAACAAAAGTGTAATCCATTCATCCTTCCAACTATTCTGTGTAGCTTTCATAGCTTCGATGTCCCAGTCTATTTCACCTGTAGCTATCTTCATTTTAGTTTCGGCTTCTGCTTTCTTTACAACAGTCTTTCCGTCGATAAATGCTGTAGCTAATCCTGCTACACTATTAATAATACCTA